AAAAGAGCAGAAAGAAAAGATAAAGAAGAAGATTTTATAAAACACGATTGTAAAGATAGAATCGGTAAGTTAGAGACTTTACTCGAACAATCCTCAAAAGAAAAAGATGAGATGAGAAATCAAATACTAAAATTAGTAGAAGAAGTTGCATCTTTAAGAACTGAAATAAAATATTTACAACAAAATAATAGATAATGGGAGTTTCATTAGTAGCAGTAAAAGTTAGAAATGGTGATATAAACCAAGCATTAAAAGTATTAAAGAAAAAGGTTTCAGCTTCTGGCCACATAGAGGAGTTGAAAGAAAGAAGAGAATATGTTAAACCAACAACTAAACGAAGATTGATAAAACAAAAGGCTAAAAGAAGAAACGATTTACAACTTCAACAAGAAAAATTGTTTAAAATTTGATTTCATAATATTTATAAGTAAGATAAATTTGAGTGCCATCAGTTTATTTTATTCCTTATTTATACGGAAAACCCCTTTCAATATTGATTGGGGTTTTTTATGTCAAAAATAATTTATTTTTTATTTGTATATGTAAATTTTTTTTCGTATCTTTACATTATAACTTAAAAAAGTAAAAGTTTTTTTAACCATTGAGGGTTTTTTTATATAGTCTTATGAACAAATATAACAATAAATGAAATTACACTATGTTTATTATGCAATTAAGGAGAATGGAAAACTAAAAGTTGGTTGTACACAAAATCCTAAATTTAGACCAAGACTTGGCAAGTATCAAGAATTTATATTATTAGAGGCATATCCTTGCTCTAAAACTGCCGGTGATAGGGAAATAGAATTACAATTAAAATATTTTGGTAAAAGAGATTCTAAATTACATTATGTTGATTTGCTAAAAAGACAAGAGGTTAGGGTAACAAAAGGTAGATTAACAAGAAAAAAGAATAACACCAAAATTAAAATAACTACTGATGATATTAAACGAGGACATACAACAAGAATTAAAAATCTTGAAAGATATTCTAAAATATTTGTAGGTAAAAATAATGGATACGAACCTCCAAAACCAAAAATACCACATTTAGAAAAAAAATATGTAGGTGTAAATCATCAGGATGCTAAATTAAATCCTGAATTAGTAAAACAAATTAGAATTGAATTTGAAAAAAACAATAAATCTATAACTGAATTAGCATCAAATTATGGTGTAACTTATATGGCAATAAAAAAAGTTGTAAGAAGAATGAGTTGGAAGCATGTAAATTAAATTAAATAAAAAAAAATGAAAAAGAACAAACAAAAATTGGTTAAAGAAATCTTTTCAATAATTGGAAAAGAATTAAGTAAATTGGATGAAACTATGCTTAGACCTGATAATATGGATGAGACAATTAGTTTTAGTATTGATATTACAAATATCAGTAAAGATGGTTTTGATTTATATTGGAATCATGATGGATGTGAAGTAGGTTCGAGATTTATTCATAACCTTACTAAAAAAATTAGAGTTGAAAAGGGAATTTATTTTGATACGGCAAGTGGTTGCCATGAATGGAATTTAGATTGGTCAATAGAAAAATAAAAAAAAATAGTAAAATTCTTTTCGTTTTCTAAAGTTGTGTATATTTATACATATAGAAACAATTAAATAAGGAAATTATGGCAAACAAAAAAACAAATGGTAAAGACCCAGCTGTATTACTATACACACAAGATTTTATAGTGGGTACTCTTACAATGACACATGAACAAAGAGGAAAGTATATTCTACTACTTTGCTACCAACATCAAAAAGAAAACAAACTTACCAAAAATGATTTACAACTTGCTGGAGGAGATGAAACTATTTTAGAAAGATTTCCACTTCATGCTGATGGATACTATTACAATGATAGATTAGCAATGGAAATTGAAAATAGAAAAATCTTTACTGATTCAAGAAGAAAAAATGGTAGTAATGGTGGAAGACCTAAAAAAGATTCAAAACCCTTAACTTCAGAAACTAACCTAAATGAAACCATAAAAAAACCTAATGGTTTACCTTATGGTTTACCTTATGGTAAACCTAGTGAAAACCATACTGGAAATGAAGATGAAGTTGAAGCTGAAATAGTAAATGGTGATGAATTTTTAATTGAAAATAATAATAAAAATACTAATAGTAGCTTCTTTAAATTTAAAAATAGTAAAATTACTACTGAAGAAGAATTTGATAAAGTTTTCGATAACATATAAAAAAAGTGGAAGATTATAAAACCTTCCACTTCGAGAAAATAAAGATACCAGGGGAAAACAATGAAGGAATGAACTGAATAAAAAGGATTCCCCTACTCATATAACAAAAAGTTCAGAAAAATTACAAGAATTTTAAAAACAAATATTTATAAACAAAGGAATGAAATTATGAAAAAAAGAGGACCAGTAACTTACACGGCATTGCAACAAGGTGAAGAAATGAAAACTATTAAAGGTTTTCCTGAATATTACATCACCAATTTCGGTAGAGTATTAACCACAAGACCATTAGGAAGAGGAAATAGACCTAACCAAGGTGATTTACGAGAAATACAATTATCATTCGGCACAGGTAGATACTACTACGCTAACATCTATAATGAAAACAATTATAGAACATCTCTCAGATTGAATAGATTAGTTTATCAACACTTTAACAAATACGGCGAACCATTATATGAAGGATTTGTGGTTGACCATATTGATAACAACAAATTAAACAATCACATCGATAATCTCAGACAAGTTACACAAAAAGAAAATATCAGATACTACCACAAAACTCAAAAACAAAATCAAAATGCGTAAATTCTTAGAACACATCAAAATTGGTGATTGGGTAGAGGCATTAATCCATGTGATTACCTTGGGATATGGTTATCGTATCTCCACATTCATTGCTGTGGGTATTCTGGGATTTAAATCATGTGGGTGTTGTAGACGTAAAGAAATTCTTAATCGTTTGACTAATCCAAGATATGATGGAAACTGTAAAGGAGTAAAATTATTTTAACAATTATAAAAACCAAAAATTATGTTCGAACCAAGCTCAGGAAGTTTAGACTTCCAAACAAAACAAGATGAAGAGATATTCTACTTCGTTAATTTCTCAAAGATGGAAAATGTTAATGACCTCGTAAAAGTTTTATCTACTATGGGATTCGGTATCTCAGATAAGAATCCGCACTACGAAGATGTGAAACAATTTTTAGACTTAGATAGACCAGTTAAATTAAAGTAATATGATACAAGAAAATAGTAATGATGAACTATTTCAAGAAAATAGTGATGCTGACAAAATAGCTTTTGATGAATTATTTAATTCAAGTGAAGTTGATACACAGGAGGATGTATCCTCTACATTCACTCCTGATATATTCACACCTGAAGAATGGACTCATCTCAAGAATGTGATGAGTTCTATTCATCACCACATACCTGAAGAACACATGGGACCGATATGGAATTGGTTTCAGAGAATAAACAAAACTAATACAATCCAACCATGTGCTTGTCAATCATCGGCAAAGTATTGGGTTGAGGCAGTGAATACAATTAATAACTTCATTAAAACCCAAGGAGTGTAAGTGATAGATTTGAGCCGTAAAAGATTAGAAGAATTAAAATCAAGGATGGAAATTCTACAAAGAGAACATTATGTATGGTTACTTCAATCGGCTACAAACATCACTAAAAATAGAGAAGAGGCAGAAGATTTAGTAGGTGATTTATACATCTATCTTTTAGAGAAAGGAAATCCAAGTATCTATTACGCCGATTCATTTAATCTTATGTATTGTTACCGCTTCTTACAAACGAGGTGGATAAACAAAATAAACAAAAGAAAAAGATTACTTATTAGTTATTCACAAGATTCTTTTATAGAAGAAAATTGGGATTTACAAGATGAGGTTTACCCGATAGAACAAGATTTAGCAATAATGGAAGCGTATGATAATGTAAAAAAAGAATTAGAAAGATTAGGAACTACTCGTATGTGGCCTAAGGCAAAACTATTCGAATTATATTATGGAAACGATGATACGATGATAGAGATTGCGAACAAAATCGGTATAAGTAAAAGTACAACATTCATCAGTATTAAAAAGATAAGAGAACATTTAAAGGACATGATTAAAAATCCATTCAATGCCTAAAATAACTGAAAACTATCTCGGTACAAAAGATACTGAGAAACTAAAAACAAATGAATACTATCTTCAGTATTGGTTATTAAAAGAAGAAATAAAATCAAAGTATCCACCAATATCTCAAATGGATAGAGAAACATTTAAATTATGGATAAAAGAATTGAATGATTTGATTTATACAATGAATGGACCATTTGATAAGTTTTTAGAAGATACACTTTCTGAACAAGCAAAGATAGAAATGCAAAGAAAGGCATCTCGTAAGAAACGAGGACCAAGAGGGAGTTATAAACAAAATGAAGAAGATATATAAATATATATTTGAATTCTATGTAAGATTAGTACTGATATGGGTAATACTTGCTTTAATTTTAGACATAACCATGGTAACCCTACATCTGATTGGAAGAGAAGATTTATCGAAGCAAGTGATAGATACCCTCTTTCCTTTCTATTTGTAGGGTATTTGTTATTTTTATTTTTACTCGTGTTATTATATTAAAGAACGATTAAATATCGATGAGAAAACCATGGAAGAGAAAAAACACTTATTCAAACAAGGCAATAAACTTGGTGGAAGAAAACCCGGTTCTCTAAATAGAAGTACCGAACAAGCCAAGTTGGCAATATCAAGATTGGCAAATGAAGGAATTGATGCACTAAGAGAAGATTTACAAAAGATAAGAGAAAGAGACCCATTAGAGGCAGCAAAGTTAAACATTAGATTACTTGAGTTTATCGTACCAAAGAAGGCATCAGTAGAAATGAGAGCAGAGATAGACCAAAGAATACATCAAATCTCAATCAACATAAACAAATCAGGTTCAGATGGAAGTAACTATTGATACTGCAATTACATTTGAGCATTTATTAGAAACCACTAAACGAATCTCTCATCACATAGGAGGTACGCGTAGTGGTAAAACTTATTCTATCCTACAATATCTCATCGTAGAGGGATTAAAAGAACCAAAGGATATAACCATAGTAAGAAAGACAGTACCCTCCTTAAAACGAACAGTAATGAAGGATTTTAAGGATATACTAACCAAACTCGGTATATACTCTGAAGATAGATTCAATACATCAGATAGAATATATAAATTCCCTAATGGCACTAACATACTATTCCTTAATACTGATGACCCCGAAAAACTACGAGGAGTAAAATCAGATATACTTTTTATAGATGAAGCATCAGAAGTAGATGAAGAATCTTATTTCCAATTATCCATTAGAACATCAGGTAAGATTATACTTGCATATAACCCAACTATATCACCATATCATTGGTTAAGACAGATGCAAGATTGTGATAGATATGTTACAACTTACAAGGATAACCCATATCTTCCCACAGAGATGATTAAATCTATCGAATCACTCCAACATACCAATATAAAGAAATGGTTGATATATGGTAAAGGAGAATATGCTGCTAACGATAAGGCAATCTACCAATTCGAGATAGTAGATGAAGTGGAAGGTGAGTTTGTAGGATTTGGATTGGATTGGGGTTGGAATGACCCACTTGCAGTAGTTGCAGTATTTAAAGATGGAACTAACCTTTATATAGATGAGGTATTATACGAATCACAATTATCTATTGGAGAACTGATAACTAAGTTAAGAAAAATCGGTATAGAAAAAGATGAGATTTGGTGTGATAGTTCAGAACCAAGAAATGTTGAAGAATTATACCGAGCAGGATTCAATGCTAAAGGAGTAGTAAAAGGCCCTGATAGTAGAACATTCGGTATAGGTGTAGTACAAAACTATAAACTTCATGTAACCAAACAATCACAAAACATTATCAATGAGATGTATGGATACGAATACTCAACTGACAAATATGGTTATGTAACTGATATACCACAAGATGGATTTGACCACGCAATGGATGCAATGAGATATGTGGCAATGTCTAAGTTATCATTAAAACAACAACAAAAAGGTAAATATACCTTGAGTATTAGATAATATGAGAGAAGAACAAACATGGAACGAAAGTGAGATTAAAGAATTAATCTTATTTGCACAATCCTTACGAGATGAGAATGAAGAACTTCGTTCCAAAATCATAGTGATGGACCAAATGGTGAAGAAAAGAGAGGCAACCTTGAAGAAGGCAGAAAGATACATTAAACAATTAGAAGAGGCAGTAATACATTTACAAATACCAACAATAAACTTGAACTGATATGAAACAAACTTTTGAAATAGAAATCCCAACTAAATGGGAAGATGTAACTCTCTTGAGTTATTTAAACTTGCAAAAAGATTTAGAGAATTATAAAGATAATGAAGATGTACAATTGGATTTGATGATTCATCACTTATGTGGTGTACATTTAGATGCAATCAGAGGAATGTCTTTAGAATCATATACTAAATTCAAAGATGGATTTTATAAATTAGAAAAACCTGAATCTTTACCACTACAACGATTTGTAACTATTGGTGGAGTAGAATATGGATTTGAACCAAACTTATCTAAGATGGCTTATGGTGCGTATTTGGATGTATCCCAATATGATGGATTAACCATAGATAAGAATTGGGCAAAGATAATGAATATCTTATATAGACCAGTTACAAGTAAAAAAGGTGAACTATATCAGATAGAACCATACCAAGGTAAAGATGATTGGGAGAAATGGTTAACGGTTAGAATGGATGTTCACTTCGGTGCGTTGTTTTTTTTTATCGTTTTGTGGAAGGACTTACTCCACGCTACCCTGAACTCTTTGAAGGAGATGGAAATACCACCCAGCATCAAGAAAACTTTGGTAAAAAGTGGAAAGGTTATAGCTCAATCTTTGACCTCGCAGGAGGGGATATTAGGAAAATGGATGAAGTAAGTACACTTCCTCTTGAACAATGTTTATTATTTTTGGCATTTAAATCAGATAAAGCGTTATTAGAATCAATGTTACATAAAGAAGCAATGAAGAGTAGAGGTTAATATACACTTTTTACTCCATTTTGTGTTATTATAATAAAGAGATTTTAATATGGCTATATGGAGTAACTCAAAGTGGAGCAATTCTCGTAACGGTAACCTTCGTTATTCGGTTAATCGTGAGAACAACTCTGGCATATATATCGGCCCAACACAAGGATTATCCTCACCGAAGAACTCGCGTAGAGGATGTTTGTGTTTAAAGGAAGACATATACCATGTAAAGTGTTGTAATGGTGCTTTAATGGAACAAGGAATTGGTGTAATCCAATCTCCAAGAAGAACCGGAGGAGGTGCATTTAGTGATGGATACTCTGAAGGATTTGATATAATACTCAATAACGAATAATAATATAAGAATATGTCAGAAATAAGTAAGCAGGCATTAAAGGTAGAAAATAGTACCCAATTCCCTAATAATAATGCGGGATTGATTACCCCTTCTAACCTTCGTGCATTTAACGAAGATATGATTGATTCACTTGTTGATGAAATCACATATAACGAAGATAGTGCAAGTTGGAACAATAGTATAGATGCGTTAAATACTTTTACTGCATCACAACAACCATCATTCACTGCGTTGAATGAATTTACAGCATCACAATTAACAATCAATAGTGGATTGAATTCTGCTACTGCATCTTTATCTTCAAGTATTGGTGTAGTTAGTTCGGAAGTAGATGTATTACAAGTATGGAGTTCATCGGTAAACGAAATCAGAGATGATGGAGTTTTACAAGGATATTCAACAAGATTCCACTTTGGAGGTAATGTATCTGCTAGTATAGTACCTAATGTTGGTGGACCGATTGCATCAATCAATATTCCATTTAGTTCAGTTGATACTGGTTCACTTTTATTAACTGCATCATTTGATAATGGTACAAGAGATTTAACATTCACCAAAGGTGATAGTTCACAATTCTCAGTAAACATTCCTGATGCAAGTGGTAGTATATTACCAGCAGGTGTAGTATCTGGTTCATCACAAATCATATTACAAGATACAACTTATACTGATGGAGTATTAGACCAATTCTTAACTACTGATGGTGCAGGTAACCTTTCATTTGATTGGGTAAAAAGCCTACACCAAAACATTCGTAACGCAACAACCTCTTCTATTGTAAGAGGAACTCCACTTTACATCTCAGGTTCAACTGGTGATAATGCAGATGTTTATTTTGCAGATGCATCAAACTCAAATAGAAGACCTGCAACATTAATTGCATACGATGCCACTCTTGCACCTGGTGGGACTGGTACTGGTATTATTAGTGGTGAGATACAAGGTGTAGATACAAGTTTATATCCTGAAGGAACTATTGTTTATTTAGGAGTAGGTGGTGGTTGGAGTGCATCAAGACCATCTGGTTCAGATAACTTGGTTCAAGCATTAGGAGTTATAACTCGTTCATCTAATAATGGTAGAGGTGTAGTATTTAACCAAATTGGAAACAACCTACCAAACATTCAACAAGGATATACATGGGTAGGAGATTCAAATGGAATTCCACAACCAATTGCAACCTCATCATTCGGTACTCCAATTAATACTGGTTCATTTGCCACTACGGGTTCAAATACCTTTACTGGCACACAAACAATAAGCGGAGTAGAGAACAACCTTATCTTAACGGGTTCAGGTGGAGAAATAAAAATAGTACAAATACCTGATTATATTACTACATTCGATGGTGGATATATTCAAGGTATAGATTCAATAAGAACAAATGCACTTACATTAAGTGGCTCATCTTATTTCCAACAATATGCTTCAGACCGTGCTAGTTTAATATTAAACAATAGTAATGATGTATATGGTATTGGATTTGATGTTGCAGCAGGAAGTACAAATTACAAATATGCATTCCGTTCAGGTTCTGCAACATTTAGTGCACCATTATCGGTACAAGATGTAATCACTGCAGATATATTCTCAAACCCACAAACCTTATCAGGTTCATTAACTATACCAACTGATAGAAATGCAATGGTAGTAGGACCGGTAAGTATTGATGGTACACTTGTAGTTGAAGGTAATAGTACTTTGATGGTATTATCACAAGTATCAGGTTCAGGTGGTGGAAGTACATCACCATTCCCATATACCGGTGATGCACAAATCTATGGTTCATTATTAGTATCATCATCTGCATCATCAAGTATCATAGTTCCGGGTGGATATGAAACTGTTGGATTATTGATAGATGGTAACTTGAATGTTAGCGATACAATATATACAACTTCTGGCATTCGTAGTAGTGGTGGAATATACACTTCAACAATTGGTGGTAATAATTTTGGAAGATTGTTAATCACATCAGCAGAGACTAGATTTGATACACAAGAAGGAAATCCAATGAATGTTCAATTGACTGGTTCGTTGTTCATGTCATCATCTACTGCATCAGAAATAATAGTACCAAATGGTTATACTGATGATGGATTTGTGATAAATGGTAACCTAAATGTAAAATTTGGTTCATTGATTGTTGAACAAGCAGCAAGATTTACTCAAGCATATACTAATAATATTGGTAGAGATGGTGCAGGTGATATGATTATCAATTCACCAACAATAGTAAGACCAGGAGGTCCTGCAGTAGCAAAAACTGATTTTGGAGTATCGGGTTCTATATTTGTTTCACAATCAGTTAATATAGGTGAAGTAATGAACCTTGCAGGACATGACCCACTACCAAGTGGTAATATTGGTGATTTAGCAGTATCAGGTTCTTCGTTATATTTTTATAATGGAACATGGACATTAGTAGTTTAATAATAAAAAAAAATAGAAAATTATGAGCACAATTCAAGTAGATAGAATAATCCCTTATCAATCCGCATCGGTAACGATAGAGGGTGATATCGTACAAGCAAACGCAGCAACAACGGGTTCTAACACATTTGTTGGAAACCAAAACATTCAAGGAACACTAACTGCCTCAATCCAAGAAGGATATGTATTGGCAGGTGGAGCAGGTGATGTATCTAAATTAGTTGCAACATCATCATTTGGTAGTGTTATTGATACATCATCATTTGCAACAACCGGTTCAAACACATTCCAAGGTGGTCAAATCATCAATGGTGGTAATTTAGATTTAACTGGTTCACAATATGGAGTAATAAATGTACATACTTTAGATACAACACATCCAGGTGATATCTATGCAGGTTATCAATTAACAAGTCAAGATGAATCAATCCAAGCAGGATTCACATTCAACACTTATGGTGAATTAGGTTCAAGTTTGAACACTGCATTATTTGGTGGTGGTAATAATGGAAATGGTTCAGCAACTATTTTGATGGCATCACCAAATGATGGAAATGTACATTTTTATAAAGATAATAACATTTTCCATGGTAACATTGAAGTTACTGGTTCGGTAAGTGCAACTACTGATGTAACCGTTGGTGGAACATTAAATGTTCAATCAGGAAACATCAATGCAAGAGATATCATCATGGATGACCCTGGTGCCAATTCATCATTATTGATGAACCCTAATTACTTCTCTGAATTCAAAGGAACTGCACAACAATGGCAAGAGGGTAATAAAAAATCATATATAACCCTTGCTGAAGAAACTGCGGAGTTTTTATTAAATGGTTGGGATGGTGCATTCACATACGATGAGGCATTATATATGACAGTAGATGGAAGTGGTGTATCATTCAAAGATTGGGATGGTTCTTACACTCCACAAACTTGGTTAAACATTCCTCAAAAATTAGGTAACCCATCGTTTAAGAGAACGGTTGAATTTGAACAAGTAGTACAATTGGCACAATTAGACCCACTACCAGCAGGTGGTGTAGGACAATTGGCAGTATCAGGTTCTAACCTATATTTCCACAATGGTTCAACTTGGTCACAAATTAATTAATAAACTTAAAGAAGATATATCATGATAACTTTAACACATTCACATACACACGAAACAATTCAGATTGATGCCAATGACCCAAAATTAGGTAAATACCTTGCATTTGGTTGGGTACAATCGTAAAAAAATAATACAAACAAAACATTTATTGTTATAATATAAAATACAAATTTTAGATATGAACGCAAAAACAGTCCTAAAGAAGTTAGTAACATTACTATCGGCAAACGAAGTAGAATTAACTTACGCAAAATTGAAAGATGGAACAATCGTTGAATCCCCTACATTTGATGTAGGAGAACCTTTAGAAGTAGTTTCAGAAGATGGAACTAAATCTCCTGCTCCTGATGGAGAACATGAATTAATGTTGAGAGATACTGAAGGAAACGAAAACCTTATCAAAGTATTCACCGAGGGTGGTGTAATCAAAGAAAGAGAGAATGTAGAATTGGCTGATGAAGAAATCAAAAAGGCTGAAGATATTCCTGCTTCTAAACCTGAAGATGCACCAATTGAAATGAGTGAGGAAACTTACGAAACTGCTCCTGGCGATATTCCAACTACTGGCGATGGTGTACCTGCTGATGTAAATCAAGGTGAAATCGTTGGTGCAGATAAAGATATTGCCAAGATGATTGAAGAACTTTCTTATCGCATCGAAGAGATGGAAAAGAAAATGAAAATGGCAGTAGATGAAGAAGTAGTTGATAAAGAAGCTGCAATTGAAGAAGAAATGGAAGGAGAAATCGAAATCGAAATCAAAGAAGAAGATGAAGAAGAAGAACTTCCAAAATTAGATGGAGCACCAGTTGAGGCTAAGAAATTCTCTATCTTAAAAGAAAATAATAAAGTTGTAAGAAATCTATCCTCTCAGGAAAGAGTTCTAGCAAGATTATATAAAACAAAATAATTAACCCAAAATTTTATTCAAAATGAAAAAAAGACAAAATTTGGCGTTACCAACTTTCACACAAAACACCTATGCAGGTGAGTTCGCTGGCGAGTATATCGCAGCAGCATTGTTATCTGCTAAGACTTTGGACAACAAGTTAGTAACCATTAAACCAAACGTCAAGTACAAATCTGTAATTCAGAAACTTGATGTATCAGGAATCGTACAAGATGCTTCTTGTGATTTCGTAACTTCTGGTTCAGTTGCTCTTTCTGAGAGAATCTTAGAACCAAAAGAATTACAAGTAAACTTAGAATTATGTAAGCAAGAGTTCGTTGACTCATGGGAATCGCTTCAGCTTGGTTTCTCTGCGTTTGATACTATCCCTGCATCATTCAACGATTACTTAATCTCTTATGTTGCTGGACAAGTTGCTCAAGCTACTGAAACTTCAATCTGGCAAGGAACTGCAACTAATGGTTCTTTCTTAGGATTTGAATCAGCATTCTCTGCTTCTATCGCAGCAGGTGGTGCAGGTGCAGTATTGGCAGCAAAAACTGGTTCTGCTATTGATTCAGGTTCAATTGATTCATCAAATGTACTTAACAAATTAAACAATGTTGTTGAAACAATTCCTTCAGCCGTATATGGTAAAGAAGATTTGTTAATCTATGTTGGTACTAAAGTTGCTAAGGCTTATCAACAAGCATTAGGTGGTGGTGCTATCGGAGCAAATGGTTGGAACAACCAAATGAATGTTGGCGAAAAACCATTCAACTTCAATGGTATCGAAATCGTTGTTTGCCCTGGTATGAGTGATGACACAGTTGTTGCAGCACAGAAATCAAACTTGTTCTTCGGTACAGGCTTGTTATCTGACCACAACGAAGTTCGTGTATTAGACATGGCTAATTTGGATGGTTCTCAGAACTACCGTATTATCATGAGATACACTGCCGGTGTACAATTCGGTATTGGACAAGATATCGTTTACTACGGAGCATATTAATTAACTAACTAAACAAAAACACTAAAAGTATGGCTTGTAACATAACAGCGGGAAGAAATGAAGTGTGTAAAGATTCAGTAGGTGGACTTCAAGGAGTTTACTTTCTAAACTTTACTACTGGTTCTTTTACCAAAGACGGAAATGGTGAAGTGACTGCTCTACCATCTGGCTCAACCGTATATTACTACGAGTTGAAAGGAAACAGCAGCTATACTGAAACTGTAAATACATCACGAGATAATGGTACAACTTTCTTCACTCAAGAATTAACATTGAACTTGAAGAAGTTAACCAACGAGATGACAACTCAATTAAAGTTGTTGGCTTATGGTAGACCACAAATCGTAGTATGGACAATGAATGGTGATGCATTGTTAGTTGGTGAAAAAGAAGGTGCTGATTTAACGGCTGGTACTATCCAAACAGGTGGAGCAATGGGTGACCTTTACGGTTATTCAACTACTTTCACAGGTATGGAGAAATTACCTGCATCGTTCTTATCAGGTTCAACCACCACAAGTGCTTTCGCAGGATTGACTACTCAACCAACAATTGTGTACGGAACTAATTCATAATTCAGTATAGAATTGATATAGGGAGCAATACTCTATTCTTATAGAGTTCCACTATATATAAACTCAAATCCCCACTTCGGTGGGGATTTTTGTTTTCGTACTATTTATAGATAATGCGTTGTTATATATAAGATAATAATAGATAAATCATAGATAATGCTAACATATTTCACGAATTCCACCAATCAATATTGTATTAGAGTAGAACCATTACCTAGTGGTTCAGAAGTATTGAGTATTGATTTACAAGATATGACCACATTAAAGAATTGGCCAACAATTAATTTAAGTGGGTCTGCATGGAGTTATTCAGAATACGAATCCTTCGTTTCCTTTAGTGTAGATTTTGATGCAGAAACAAACTTTGATACGCCTGTTGGTAATGAATTTAGAATGACAATCTATCCAAAATATAGACCATCAGGTTCTGAATCATTAGTAGTTGGTGATGTATCATGGAGAGGCTCTCTTGCATTCTTCGTATCACAAAGTGAAGATAAACCAAATTATGTTAACCAAACACCTTTACCTGAAGGTGGTGATTATCCATACATTTCAAACGATACAATAAATAGATATATAATTTTACCATAAGATGAATACACAATCAATTAAAAGAGAAGGTAAGTTTAGTGTAGTAAACTTTTCAGATTCGGTTCTACCACAAATATCAGAAGATACAAAAACAAGATATGCGTGGGTGCCGTTTGGTCTATTTGGCCAAGATGATTTTTGGGATGCAGTTGTTATGGCATATAACGATTCAACTACTAACTCAACCTCAGTAAATAACTTAGCAGATTTAATCTTTGGTAAAGGGTTATATACT